GGCTGTGCCTGGGTCTGCCTGCATTGTGGTTAGCCCTGCATCTACATCACGCATAGAGGCAGGCCAGTCAATAGCATCTAACAAGGCGTTAATTCTTGCACCGCTGAGCTGACCCGCTGAGGTACCCGCCACCGTACTTACTTGAGCATTTTGGGCGAGCCTAAAGGCATCTACGGCTGTAATAGTGCTATATACCACATCGTTAGCATTTTTAGGTGTAGTAGTTGTATAGCTAGTAATAAAGCCAGCAAAGATAGGGTAAGTAATTGCACCGTATGTAGCTGTAATTTGTACTTTACGCATAGGCGTTAATAAGTTGTAATACGGGCCAGCTGGGTTTTGCGGGTTGAAATCGCCGTTTTGGTCAACGATACGCATAGTCAGGGTGCCAGTTTGGAATTGGTCAGCTTGTGCGTTACGACCGCGCTTAGTCTCAATACTATCTACTACGTTAGATACGTCAACGATAACGCTAGCTGCATCTGCAAGGATATTTGTGCCTAATATGCCGCTATCTAAAATCATAGCCTGAGCAAAGCTAGGCCCAGTACTAAAGTTAATAACGGCGTTAATTACGGGTACGGTCATATCGCGCCAGCAAAGTTAAGGTTATTGCCAAACCTGTTATTTTCTTGTACGGCTGTTTGTACTACCTCAATAAGCCCGCTCGTTTTATCTACAATTTCAACAGTTACAGTTGAGCCTGAGCCATAGCCCGCGCCCCTGTTCATATCGGCGCTATAGCCGCCAAAATCTCCTAGTTTTTTCTGAAACTCAATAAGTGACAAGTAAGCTGCGTAGTTTTCTTGCTCTTGTAATATAGCAAAAGCAGTAGCTCGCTCAGTAGCGGCATCGGCATATTCTATAACTGCATCTATAGACGTGTTAGGGTCAAAAACTACAGGTGCTACATAATCGCCTTCAGGTATGCCTGATTTCGCTCTAGTGCTAGGAGTTGCGCCAGCCTGGGCCAAAAGCCTTAGCATCTCGCGTATTTTATCTAAAGCCATATTTAGATTTTCTTGGTCTATTAAGGATTTAGGCTTGAGATTATCTAATATAGTTTTAATACCTAAAAGGGTAAAGTTTTGGCTCTGCAAGGTACCCAATATTTTTAAGTCCTCGTTAAGTTGCTTTGTAGCTGACTCGATGCGAGCTACGTCTTTAGATGCTATTGCATCCTCTAAAGCCAACATATCTTGCTTAACCTTCAAGCGCTGTACATCATTAGCTATAGCTAACATCTGCGCCCCGGTTGTTGCTTTTCCAAGCGCCTCAGCCTGGCCAATTAAAGCTGCATTGAGTTGGATTTTTTCAATATCAAAAACATCTGCGCCTTTACCTAAAGCTAGATTAGCCGCTGCCGTTGCCTTGTCTAGTGCAGCTGTTTCTTTCTTTTTCTTAAGAATATCTGCAGCACTTTTAGCTTGGGATTTAGCTAAGGCTGCTAACTCTTTATTTCGTTTAACAGCTAGAGCATTAGCAGCCTCAGCGGCTTTACGCTCACCTGGGCTTTGCTGCCCATAACCTGTTCTAACTTCTTTTACGCCTTGTATTTCTTTAAGTAACTCCTCTGCGCGTTGAGGGCTAAAACGGCCTAATACATTACCTATCAAACCAAAAGCGCCTTTAACTATGCCTGCCCCTGGGATGCTGGCTATCTGCTCTTTAAGATAAACAACGCTATCTATGAAATTAGCTAAAGACTTAGCTGCATTTTCAATATCTGTACTTACATTAGCTATGCCATCACTACCCGTTAATGAGTCAATAGCACCTAATAAGCTTACTCCAATAATCTCTGAAGCATTAGATGAAGCGGCTGCAAGTAAAGACATTTGCCCTGCGTAAGTATTAAGGGCTGCTTTACCTGAACCGGCAAAACGTTCATTAAGCAACGCCATAACATCATCAAAAGACAAAGCTTTAATTTCGGCTTGTGTAAGACCTAAATTGAGTTGCCTTAAACCTTTGTTATTTCCTACATAAGTCTGACTTAATAATTCTATAGTTGAGGCATAATCTAATCCGCTACCGCTAGAGACATCAAAAGCAAGAGCCATTAGCTCCTGACTTTTAGCTACTGACCCCGTTACATTTGCTAGTGTCGCAAACGCAGGCCTTAAAAAATCATCCAGCACACCCGTTTGGCTCTGCATCTTGTTTATAAAGCCTTCTACATCAACAGTTGCATAAGCTAAACCAACATTTTTTAGACTGTTAGCTAATAGTTTTTGAGCTTTAATATCCTCACTAGCTGCTTTTACGGATGCCTTGCCATAAGCCAAAACGGCTGCAGCGCTAAGGCTTACGCCTAAGGTACGGCCTAGACTTTTTACGCTACCCGTAAGTTTTTTAGTAGCTTTGTCAGCATCTAGAAAAGCCTTTTTACCTAAAAATTGGCTGGCTATATTTACTACTAAATCGGTAGCCATTATGCAGCCCTTCTCGTATGCTCATAAAACATTTCTGAGGCTTTTTCTAAAGCTTTAATAACGGCGGCATTAGCTCGCCCATTATCCTCAGCCCAGGCTCTAAATATTAAGCGGCCAGTTAGCTTGCGCCCTGGGCTACCTACTAAGCCTTTAGGTCTTGCGTTAACCAGTTGCCCCGTACTGTTGAGGTTATCTATAAACTGTTTACCCGCTTTAGGGTTAAGTGAGTTGTTATAACCTTTACGCTGAGAGTTATCTTTTTCTTGATAATACCTGATAGTAAAATCTCCTGGGCCGTCTCCTGTGCGATAAACAACACTTGCAGGTTTATAGTTTGGTTGGCCCTGTGCATTTTTACGGCCTGCTGTTTCATAAATTGCACCGCCTGCAGACTTGTTAATAATGCGAGCTAAAGCTACAAAGCCATTTTTATTAGGCTTGGATGGTGAGGTTGAATAAGTAATACCGGCTTTAGCTAAAGCTGAATTAAACTTAGGGAATGGCCGGTAAGCCAGGTTTTCGGCACCGGATAGGTTTTTAGACCAGCCCGATAACACCTGGCCATCGTTAGGCACATATCCTCTAGCCACGCTTGTAATGGTCTTTAACGCCGCTGCCATTTCTTCCTGTGTTGCTTTAGATAGGTCAGGAGCAAAACGCTTAAGGGCTACGCGGAGCTGTACGGCCCCCTCTAGCTCTGTTGGCATTTTGCATCTCCTTAGCTCTATCGTTAATAACCTTGAGCATATTCTTGAACATATCTGCATCAAGGTCTAGCAAATACTGGGGCGCGATACCCGTCTCTACAGCTAGCTGCGCTATGAGGTAACCAAAACTACCGCGCCCCACTATTGCGAAGGGTCATCCTCCAACACCTCAACCTTAGCTAAAGTGTCTAAAAACAACGCTCCAAAAACAGGTACTTCAACACCGTCTGACCTGAGACATTCCCAGGCAAGCCAGTAAACGTCACTCTGTTTTTCATCATCTCTAAAAGCTTTATGAAAGCCTTTTTTTGCGTACAACTCAAAGGCCCACTCGATTTTAGGCGTTATCTGATGTTCGGATAACGTACCGTCAGCCCTTGTTATTTTGAGTTTTGCCATTGTGTTAGCCCCTTTTCTTTATTCTTATGGTGCGGTTGTGATTACGATTGGTGAGTTACAAGTGAATGTAATGCTTTGAGTACCAATATCTGCTACAGAGCCGTTAATGTCTGTGGTGTTGTTTACCAAAACAGTAGTGCTATATAGAGGATTACTAGCTGACACTACAGCGCTTGTTTGCTTTAGTGTGAGCGGTACTGTGGTACCCCAGGCAGATTGCAACGCAGTACGGACTGAGCCCGCGCCTGTCGAAGAATCATCATTAAGAAAATCTAGAGTAATAGTGCTGGCCTCTAGACCTTTAACAAACTTGTGAGCAGTATCGCCCATAGCTGTTACTTCAAGCTCATCAAAGCTACGGTTAATCGTAGCGCTCGTTGTATTTGTTGTTAATACAACGCTATTTAGCGTAACTTGTACGCCATTGGATAGAAATACGCTCACGGCCTACTCCTCTACTTTCTCTTTAGTTGGTTTATCTTGCTTTGGCTCTTCATTTTGTTTTGGTACTTCTTGCCCTGTTCGCTTGAAAAAGGCTAAGTCCTCTTCGCTCCACGCCATTTTATTCTCCTATGTCCAGCTGGTGAGTATGCTTATTTGTAAATCTGCCGTCAATAAATCACCGCTAGCCACACTTAAAACGCTAGGTGCAGATACAGCGGTAACATTAAATACGATGGCACTACTAGCCAGTTTATTAAACACAGCTACGATAGTGTCCTCTATGCCTTGTAAGTTGCCTTCATTAGAAAACATTGGCACGGTCATAATAATTTTTAGGTTTGCCATAGGCGAGATGCTGGCATAAGAGTTATTGCTAGGGCTTATGTATGGGTCAGCCGGTGCAACTACAACGCTGTTAGCTAGAATTGTGCTAGGCGGGTAGGCAAAAGTACTCCAAACGCCTACATTAGCCAGGGCTGCAGCTACCGTGCTACGTAAAGTAGTTATGGCCGCTGTCATTAGCCCACCATACTTGCGGGCGATAAATAAGGGGCAAGTAACCCGCGCACGGATGCCATTAAAGTATTGCTCATCTTAAACGGGCTAGGGCTATATCCATCTACGCTAGTGCCGCCGTTTTGTGTACTAAACCTAGATGTCCAAATATTTTCGGCCAACATTAAAGCCGCGGCGTTTATCGCTGGGGTATTAGCGTATGTAGCAGTCTTTGTATCATCACCTGTCATAGTGCCGTAAGGCAATACGCGCCTAAAGTTTTGATTGCTTGCAGTCTTTGCATATTGGATAAAGCTATAGCCCTGTGGGTATTGCCAGTAATTAAGCTGCATATTAAATGCAGGCAAAAGATTAGCCGTACCTGTGCTAAAAGGAATCGTGCCTGTGATTGTATAAGTACCGTTAAAGGTTGAACCTGCCCCGGCAACCGTAACGGACTCGCCAACAGTAAAGATGCCTGGGTTAGCCACCA